AATAAATCCAAACGATTGAGCAGCACTTTTAGAATCAAGACCTTTTTCATCTAATTTAGATATTTCTTCAGAAGTCATTTCTGTAACTTTTCCTTCTAATCCCATATCTGTTATTTGTTTCTTAACAGATTCGGTTGTTCGTTTAGCTGCGGATTCTAATACTTGTTTTTTAATAGATAGAACATTACCATCTAAAATATCATTTCTTGAATTTAAAGATTTAACAGCTAGATCGTAACTTTCTTGAGTTATTTTTTTATTTTTTATCTTATTATTTAAAGAAATTATTTTGTTTTGTATATTATCTTTTTCGTTAATAGTTTTTATTAAAGATTTTTTTTCATCTTCTGTTAAGTACTGTGATACAGCTCTAGTGTCTATTATAAATTTTTTAAAATCTCTTTGTGTTTGTTTTATTTGCAACTCTAAGGCATCTTTAACGTCTTTATCTTGTGTTATACTTTTTTGTATATTCAACTCACTTAAAGTATCTATATATTTATTAATTTTTGCAGCAGTATTTTTGTCACTTCTTAATGCTCTATTTATAGCACTACCACCAACTGACACGGTTCCACCACCAATAAAACCCTGTATAAAAGACTCTAGCCCTTGATCAGTAAACATTGATTTTATACCTTTAGCGGTAGCTGTTTGTAGATCATCTCCTTGCCCAAGACTTACGTTCACCTTCTCTATAGCGTGTTGACCCCACTCTGTTGCAGCTTCATAGGTTGAAGCTGTAGTTAATCTACTAAAAGAACCAATTAAACCAGGTACACCTCTTATATAGTCGTCAACAGCTTTTAATCCCAATCTTTCTAAAGCTATAGCACCAGCGGATGCTACTAGTGGTTTTATTATCTCTGTCTCATTGTTTCTAACTAACTTTTCCATTGCATCAGGATCATCTTCGCCGTATAATCTTATTGCTTTTTGTTCGTTATGATCATAATACATTAAACCACCTATCATCGGTATCAATGATACACCTCTTGTTGCTACAGCTGGACCCATGCTTTCCAACAGTCGAATAGGCGTAAAAAGAGCTGTTGCTAATATATCAGCGCCTGAACCCTCTTTAATTCCACCAACTATACCAAGTCCTTCGTCTTTAAATTTTAGTTTTTGAACGCTTTTAATTTGCTCTATTATTTTATTATCAAGCTCTTTAATTTCTTCTTCTCTTTCTTCTTCAGTTCTTGGCGCACCAGTAGCAATCGCACTAAAGTCTACATTCTTGTAAACATCAAGCATATCAGCATAAAAACCTTTTAGCCATTTTTGAGCTCTAGGTTTTATATTAGAAAGCTGATTACCAAACAACGTGTAAAATCTCTGTCTCTGATCTTTATCTTTTACGTCTTCAGATAATATTTGATTTATAACAGATAGCTCTGTCCCACCAAAAGCTTGACCAAGAGGATGATCTTCTTGTTTACCACTTTGTGAACCCAAAGAACCATCGTCCGATTTGGATGCCGTAGCTTTTGGTATTATTTTGGATATAACTTCCCCTGTCGTCAGGTCGACTGATACGTCCTCGTCTATTTTTAATTGATTGTTTTGGGACTGACTCGTCCCCAGAGACTTTCCCGGCTCGTCAGTTATTAGTTCAGCCGTTAAGTTTGCTTCTTCTAGAAGTTTAAAGAATTGTTGTTCGTATTCTAATGGAACTATCTGTGTAGAACCATTAGATAATAAATATTTTTTATCCATACTGTATCGTTAGTTACCCGTGTTAATATTTAGTTATGTAATGTTTTGTAGTGTGCCAGCGTTTATACCACCTTTACCACCTTGTATGTGCTTCATTAAAGCATCAGCATATTTTTTATCTGTTTCAACAGCGTTAATGAATTTATCAAATGCTTTTTTCTGCGCTTCAGTTGCCCCATTTTCACCTTTAAACCACTGCATAGGAGTTTTACCAGCAGTTTTATTTTGATCTGGGTACCATTTGTATTTACCGTTTTCTAATTTAAATCTACCAAAACCCATTTCTCCCATACTAGAGTCAACAATAATATCTGTTCCAGAGACTTTAACACCATCAACGCTAACAGCTCTAAATGGCCCTATATTAGCTGTTATTGGTCTACCATTTTCTAATATATTAGCTTTACCTGGACCATCACCAACAACACTAAGATTACTCATCTCAGTATAATTAGTTGTGTATTGATCTCCTTGATTATTTTCAGATTGATTATTGTTGTCAACGTTAAATTGATCTATGCCCAATTCTGGATTAAATACAGATTGATCACCTTGATCACCTTGGTTACCTTGATCACCTTGATCACCTTGGTTACCTTGATCACCTTGATTACCCATACTTAACCTTTCCTGTTCCATTCTAGCAAGCGTCGCTTCAGTTTCCTGTTCATCCATAAATGCCATACCAGCTACTCTTGATGCTCGAAGCACCTCTTTATCTAGACTTTGCATGTATATATCTTGACTCAAGTTGGTTAAATATCCAGCTAGTAAATCACTTCTTAACTCCGGTTGATTGTTGATTATCTCATCAACAATAGCTTCAACATCACTATCTGTTATTGGAGTATCTTTTGTTGGGTCCATACTTTTAGCGTCACCCTCTGTCATGTTTATACCCATACTTTGATAAGTGTTATTCTTGATAGCTTCTATTAAATCTTCTTTTGGCACTCTACCACCAAGCACAGGGTTGTTCCATATTCCCTTTGAATTTCCTTTAGCTTCAAAGGTTTTCATTTTATCATATGTAACACTCCAGTTGAAATCTGGTTTTTCTCCAACTTGAACGTTTTTAGCATTATTTATGGTGCTGTTTATATGTCCCTCAAACTCTAATTGACTTTTTTCATCTGGCGCATACTCATTAATCATGTCTATAAATTCCTCATGTGTAACAAACTCCAAATTTTCTGGCAAGTTATTTATATCAATAATTTGTAATTCTTTTGTTCTACGATCATGTTCTGGTCCATCTCCATCCTTGTCCACTCCTGTTTCTAAAAGAGCTTGATTTTGGTTTAAATACTCTTTATAAAACTCTGCAACACTTGGATGCATAGTCGATTGTTGACCCTCATGTTCGTATAGATAAGCGTTACTTACATTTTGATCTCCTGTAGGTTGGTCACTAGATTCTTTATTTTCTTCTTCTTTAGTTTTAGTGTGATACATTTTACCATTCCACTCAAACTCTTTTAGTCCTTGATTTTGGGCGTTAGCAAAAGCTTTACTAAAATCATCATTTTGTTTAACATAACCATTAAGTTCGTTACCATTACTATCCTTTAGTTTTACTGTTTTACCATTGTTTAATATAGTTGTTATTTCGTCTTTTCTATTCGATGGTAAAAGATGAGATAAATCTTCAGCATTTATAGCTATATCGTTCATGTTGTTTTCGTCGGTAACAACCTGTTCAGCCAGTTTGTTTAAATTATCCTCTGCTTCTAATCTAAGTTTTCTATCATTTAAATAAACATATCCAAATCTTTGTTTTTCTATTTGATCGTATAATTCATCTTTTTGATTTTGACTTAAATCATCTTTGTTTAATTGATTAGCTAGTATTCTATTAAACTCTCTATTTCTAGCTTGAAACATTTTACCTAGTCCAGTACTAAGATGTGTTCCAATATCACTAAATGCTTTTGATTGAGCTAGTTTGCCTTTACCACCGATTCCAGCTGCTAAACCAGCTCCATGTACTAATGTTGTGTTTGCCATGTCTTTAACTGTTATTTTATAAATTTATTATCCATATGGATTGCTAAAATATTTACTACTGTTGTATTTGTTTCCACCAAAGACATCGAAATTTTCAAATTGATTTTGTATTTGATCTGTAGTTCCTACTCTTAACCCTTGTTGTATATAGTCACTCATTGACTCTCCAGCGTTGTATCCACCTAGTCTATTACTACCGCCCCCTATACCATCAAGTAGTGGTCTTTCTCCACCGCCGAACCCAGCGAACATATTAACTGCTCCTGTTACAGCTCCAGATATTGCACCCCACTTAGCTTCATTAGCAGCTGATTTTCGCTGCGCATAAGCGGCTGTTTCTTGTTGAGACATGCCTAGCATGGTTCCTGTTCTCTCTAACTCCCTTGATTGACGTATCATCTCACCTTGAGCTCCTAGTTGATCTATAGTACCTTGGCCTTGTCTTTGTAGTGTTTGTATTCTACTAGCCTCTTGAGCCTGTAACCTTTGATTAATAGCCTCTTGTTGACCTATGCTAGCAGAAGATTTTTGTGCTGCTATTTGACCTTGCTGTGCCATCGTTTGAGCTAGTGCTGCTATACCACTACCACCAGCAGCCCCTCTCAATCCACTTAAAATATTGGCTTGGCTTTGCTGAAACTGTTCAGCTTCAAACTGAGCTTGTTGTTGGTTGATCGTTAAATCTTCCGCCATATTTTCCATGTTTTCGTATGGATTCTTTAGATCAGCAAATGGATTAGTAATATCCATATTTGCATAAACCTGCTTAAGTCTATTCATCTCTCTTCTAGCTCTTTTTTCTTTTCTTGCAGCTTTTTTTTGTTCCTTAGAAGCTCTTATTGCTGAGAAAATAGAAGAACCAATAGATAGTCCAGCTGCTATTAAACCTATAGCCATAATTAATTAATTTTAAGTTATTTACTATTATATAGTTACATTTATTGTTATTTATTTACTACTTTCATCTGCCTCACAAAATGCTGAATACATTTCAGCTTTACCTCTACTAGTGTTTACAAAATTAACTAAACCATAATAACCCTTTATAGAACTAGTATTTACCACTTTGCTTTTTACAAAAAATATAAAGTCATTTTCATTTGGTGCGTTTCCATTAAAATCGCACTTTAAAGAAGCGATACCATTGTCAATTTGAATTTCTTGTATTACTCCTACTAAATTATAGTTAGCGGATGAATCAAATTCAGTATTTTCAATGGTTTGAGTTTCAGAATAATATGCAACGTCACCTATTTCTACAGATGCGTTTAACGGAGCTTGAAGTTTTAATATTACGTAAGACATATATTATAAGATTATGAAACTATTGTGTTTAGATCTAGTGTAGAAACTAAATCACTAGTTCCCCATTTATTAATTATTAAACTAAAAGTAATTGTACATATACCATTTGTTGTTTCACTGTTAGATAAAGCGATTGAAATATTTTTTATTTCAAACTCTGTTCCACTTTCGTTAGAACTTCCAGTGTTAGAAAAATCAGACAAGTGTTCTTGACTTGAATATACAGGTGTTTTTATAATAGAAAACGCTTTGCTACTAATACCATCAAGAGTTATAGTTACTTGATTTACACCTTGAACTAAACCTTTGCTTTCTAATTCTGTATAACTTTTATTTGGTTCTCCTGGATAAAATAAATTAAAAGCCTGATCACCACTATGTGGCACCGATTGTCCATTTATAGTATATGCCCTAGTACTATCTGTGAATCTTAAGTTTAAATAAGGATTTAAATGTTGATTTAAAGTAAGAGTTGGGTTAGTAGAAGATATATTATCACTCAATCCAGATGTAGAACTTAAATTAATATAGTACTTGGTTCCTCTGATAAACCTAACGACAGCAAGGTTGGCAGCTGTAACAGTATCTGACAGAAGACATTCATTAGCATCATCACCATCTGGATCCAATTCAACAACCTTAATAGTTGAGGTACCACTTATTTCTTTCATTATAATTTGATCGCCAACTTCAACACCAGTTAAACTAGCAAATTTTATTTGATTAGTACCACTAACAGCCATACTACCATTTATAGTTGTTTGTATAACTTCTTTTGTTTTTGGAAACTTTTGCTTAATCTTATAACAACCGTTTTCAGGTATATTTTCACTTATACATCTAACCGTATTACCATTAACGTCTGTAGTAGTTTTATTATTCGCGAAGTAACTTTTATTTCTACTATCAAGTAAACCACTGGAACTAATCTTTATATCAGGACCATTAATTTGGTTATAAACATTTTCTATTATACTGTTGTTATCAGCATCATAAGCTGTATACACAAAGGGTGTTTGTGGTGAACCTGTTATTTTGATATCTTTAGTCTCACCATTAATATCAATAGTTTCTAATGGGCTAACAGATATTCTATCTATAAGTAATGATTTTGTAATTTTTTCTTTTAAAGGTAAAACCAGCTCATAAGTTGGAACAATACCTGTATCACTTAGATCTGTGTTAGAAGATAAATAAACATCAAGAGTACAATTTGTTGTATTATCACTTGAGTCGATTGTAGTAGATATTTTTTTAACTATTAAATCTACATCACCTTGAATATTTGCGGTAGATGAATTTCTAGACATTTTAATACTAGGTGGTGCTAAAAATGATTCATCACTTTTAGATGCTAATATTACTTGTGCTATTTTTTGTCGTTTACCATATAGTGGTATTATTCCAGATATGCTATACGTTGTAATTTCACTAGTGGTTCCAGAATTAGAAACTGCACTAGAAACGGTCATTGTTTTACTTTTAGATAAAAAACCGTTTGTAGATACTAAAGCTCCCTTTGCTGCAAATAAAGTTTTTTCAGAACTAGACAAAGCCACGTTGCTAGTTATACCTTTAACTGAAACACTCGCAGCGTTTACAGTTGTAGATAAAAGTTTACCTGTAGCTATTTTTAAATCTACTGAGAAATTAAAAGTTTTTCCTTGTTTAACTGAATGTCTTTGAAACATTTTTTTAATTATTTATATTACTATTAATCATCTTCATCTGGGCCGAATGGATTTTCGGTGTTACTAGCGGTATATAAAATTGGATTTCCTTGCCAAAAAATATAAACATAAACTGGTGAGTCTAATGTCCAATAACCATTAGCTTGAGAAGGTGGTTCCCAGACAAAATCAGAATTAAAATTCATTTCGAGATCTAGGTTAGTATAAGCCTCCTGATTAACATAGGTGTTAAAAGTTGAATCATTTAAATAATTACCTCCTGAAAATGCGGAACCATTCAATGGTTGTCGGAGTCTTACAACGGGTGCACTAAAAGGGCTATTTACACCAGATACGTAGTTTTCGTAGTAAAAATAATTACCACTAGTATCTACCATTGGCCATCTTATTGTTACATCAAGAACATTAAAAAGTACTTCATTAGGCGTACTAGAATCATCAATATAATCCCAAGCATTCCATCCCCATCCATTGTTATACGATTGATATTGTTGATTAATTTGTGTTAGTTGTATTTTAGGCCAAAGATTACCAGGGGAATTAGGACTACCTCCACTACCACCACTAGGCAAATACTTTCCGGTGCAAAATTGCCATCTCATTGAGTCTCCATTTAAAGCAGAGGTACCTATGGAATTACCATAAAAACCTTCGCTTCCATACTCTTCCTTGTTTATTCTTGCGTGAGCTACACAGTTTTCATAAGCACCTGAACCAGCTTCATCTGTGTAACTTTGAATACCTATATTAGTTTCAGCATTATAGTACGTGGGTATAAACGGTCTAACTATGTATCCATCAATATTGGTTTGCGTTGAAAGTGAAACACCTGTACCCGTAATACTTGAGGCACCTGCTCCCCAACCACTCGTTGAAAAAAATTGGGTGTCTGTCCAACCTTTATTATAATTAATGCCCGAGCCTGAACCAAACAAACCAGCATTACACATCCGATTATCAATCGCCGCTAATTGCTCAGTGCTATATGGGCTTTCGGTGTAGTTGTAAAATGTGTAACTATCACTAGGAAAATTAGAATCAGAAAAAGAACCAACGTCCATTCTCCTCATAAATATATCGTAATTTTCTGATGAACCAACTCTTATTGGGATAAATCTAACTTCAAAGGGAGAATTTGTATTATAATCTGGAACCACCAATCCAGTTTCATCATCAATCTCCCAACCACTATCTAAATCAACTGGTACAGCAGCGCCATCTATATCTACGTTTATAGTTAAACTTTCTTCAGGCATTAAAAACGTGTCATATAATATAACTGTAACTTCCACCCTATTGTTGGGACTAGTAGGATCTACACTACCAATTTCCGTGGAATTTTGTGGACCCGATGTGTTCCTTAATAAAACTCTATCAATGTTAGAATCTAAAGTTATTGCATCTCCTTGGTAATTTTCTTGGCCATTTATCCAAACATAACAGTTAACTGATTGACCTTGATTATAATAATGTGGATCTACAAAAGCATAATAACTAGATGCAGAGGGTTGAACACCACCAATAGTAAAATTACTAGCATTAATTTGATATCCAGCATCGGGTTCTATTATCGCTTTAAACATTCCAACTGGTAGTTCAGCATCTAAAAAACCAGATAAATCTGTCCACGGTTGTTGAGACAATGTTGGTATTGTTGAAAATGGTCCCCCTACCATCACTAATGGTCCATCACCAGCGTCTTGTTGTGTTGTAAAAAATACTCCATCACCTTGAACAGAACAATTTATTAAATTAGTTGCCATATTATTTTTTTGTTTTTAATCGTTTGGATCGTTTTGTATAGTTAAAGTTAAATCTCCTTCAGATGTATTACCGTCAGTTCCATTTCCGTTATCAATATTATCCCCATCATCGTCGTCTCCACCAGATTGATTACCATCACCATCTAATATAACTGTTTGTGCTTTGGAAATTAAAACACCTAATCCTTGAACATTAAAATCATCTGTATCTATACTGTCTCCATATTCAGATCCTTCTAGTTTATTAAACCATTTATTTTCTTTATTTTTAAATTCACTTATTTGAGCAGAATCTAGATCTGTTATAAAACTATCCACATACCATCCAGTTTTATCATTAAATTTATTATAATATTCACCGTCTGTTGGGAAAAATTTATTTCCAAGATCATCTGTAACTTCTTCTATATTAAATTTATCTACTCTAGCTTGACTACCCTCGTAACCTAATGTTTTAAAAAGTTTAACCGACTCAGTTGGTTCGTTAAAAACAAGTTTTAAACTAGAGAAGTATTGACCTCCATAAAAACTATTTCTATCTACATTCGCATCGTTGTGACGATATATCTTATTATAAACACCAGCAAGATACGTGTTGGCAATAGAACAAGCTGAATCAGGACCAAAAGATCTAAAACTAACCCAACCCTTAGACACCTCGTTCCAAGCAACGGTTTTTATATTACCCAAAGAATATACACTTTCAGAAGATACTTCGGTTTCTAAGTCAATATCAAAGGTTACATTGTACTCTCCAAGATGTTTATCAAAAGAACCTAATATTGGACCAGCGCCAGGTAAGTTATCTTTGAACCAAGTTGACATCCCAACACTAGATATTGGTGTTAAACCATCTCTTGACAATCTAAGAACAGCGCCCCTTTGTCTATCAGTGAAATAAAGTCTATACTGATCAGAGGCTAAAGACCTAGGGTCTCGCGATATCCCATAGTCACCAGCAAACGGTATGGCTGTACCCAGCACTTTATCTGTAGCTGTTAGTTGTGGATTACCATCAGCATTATACAAGGCATCTTTACTAGCTAGAACTTTTAATATTTTATCTTCGGCTAAAACTACTAAGTCTGAATCTCTTGTTTTTAAAGCCTGTATAGAGCCGTACGATGGATTTATATTTTTAGTTATTTTTTCCGCCATATTAAACTCATTCAGATTATTTGTTTTAGAACCAGAATTGTATATACCAGAATATATTAAACTATTTGTTTTGTTTTCTTCTCCATAATTAGAGACCGTGGTGGAAACAGAAACACCATTACCAATTTGAGGTGCGTTGTAGTCATCACGTATTCTATCGGATTCAACTCCATTACCAAATGAATAACAATTGTACCAACTTAAATCTGTTTCGTATTTCCAAACCTCATCATCTAATAAATACACACCGTCAGAACCTTGTATTTCTACGTAATAATAATAATCATCTGCCATCCAATCCACGCCCAAGGTGGTTGTCATATTATCTGATTCACCATAGTAATTAAATATAAAGCAACCAAGTGGTATACCACCCGCGTAAACTCCTTCTTGTGCATCATCAACACCAATATCAGCAGTATTTGCTGCCGCCACAGATGTATAAGTGGCTGTATCTGGTAGTATCTGAAACCCACTTGTCATATTACTAGTCGCACCAGTAGTAGTCCAAGATGCATTTGGTACAGCGTCTCTATTATATCTTTCTATTGTAAAAGATGTGCCATCTGCATTCTTTTTAATTCTTCTTTGGTATTTAGTTTTTGTATCACTAACATCACCACTAAGATTCATTCTATTTAAAACTTTAGATTTAGTAATAGTACCATCACCATGTTTAAATCCAATTAAATCACCAACTCCGATATCATCTTTTTGATAAAACGGGGAACCACCCGCTCCTAAAGATTTTATATGAACCACAACTCCATCATTCGAAAGATCTGGTTTCACTAAGTGGACATAAGTACCTTTAGCGGTTATAACATTAAAAGGTGAATTTGTGTCTATATCAGTAAATATAACTTCGTTATTAGATAGCACAGGTGAAGCATTAGCTACGGCCAGTACTGATGGAGGAGTGTATCCATCTCTAGATTCAGAAATTATAGATTTGGGCGGCATAAAAGCGTAGGAGTTAAAACTATTTAATTTAATTGGTATCGCGGGAGATGCTTCAAAATAAAGTTCTAAATCTATATTCTCTTTAGGTTCAGTTTCCCAAACAGCTCTATCGTCTTCCGGAACAACAATAGATCCTGGATCTATCAATTGTGACATTATCTGTATTATTATAACACTAGTACCATCATGTCTCATTTCTCCTCTAGGATCAAAACTATTGTTAGGAATACCATCACCAGTTATTTCACCGTCAACTAACTTTCTAAATTCAAATTGTACACTATGCCTAGCACATCTAGCGCCACCGGTACTATTACTGGGTATGCAGATGTCGCAACCCACACCTATTATACCTGTCGTCGTGTCACTAGAAACACCAATGTCACTTAAACTATTTGCAGACGTAATGCCAAACCAACCAGTATCAAGAGTATTATAGTTAACACTTTTAGCTCTTTTTATTGGCGTAGAATTTCCTGTTAAAGGATCTGTATCTATAATAACATATATATTTTCAGGGTCTTGTTTAAATCTAAATTTAGTTCCAACAGCTATTTTATCATAAAAATCCTCGCCCTGTCCATCACTACCTCCTCCTGAACCACCTGGTTGCCAGCCTAAACCTGAAATGTCATCTGGATTTGCAACTTGCTGTGATAAAACCATTCTACCTCTTGTTCCACTATTTGCACCACCTTGATCTAGTCCGTCTGGTTTATAAAACTCTGCTGCATATCCACTGGGATCTGTAGTCCATTGCCAGGCTCTAGATCTAGCTTCATCGATAAAAACCCCTGCGTACTCACTACTACCGCCAGTTGCTGATGCAGCGGTAACTTGATTATTTCTAAGATCTGCCCAAAAGTCTTTTGTATCATCAGCTAAGTTTATCGAATCACTACCATAGTCGTTACTACCACCATTACAACCAATACTCATTAAGTTTGGATCTTTATCGCTACCGGTGAAATCATCTGGATCGCCTTCACTAGCAGCTGTACCAAAATTAGTATTTGGTAAATAAGTCGCACCGTCACCCGTGTTAAACGTGTAGTTATTGTAAGCACCAATGGTGGCTGGGTTTTTTATACTAGAAGATATATAACCTATTTGATACTCTTCTTGAACTACATAACCAAATTTCGCAGCACTAATTATTTCTACGTTTTGAGAAATAATATTATTATTATCCCTTTCAATTAACACGAAAAATCTACCATCAAACTCTGGTTTATTTTCAACAACATCTTCAATTATTTCAAAATAATACTTTAAATTATTTCCTGATGCTGCTAGTGTTATCCCTAAGTTGCTGGCGTGTGTAAAATAATCTATAACTCCTTGTTTTAAAGGTTCTGTCCATCTTAAAAAACAACCACTTGCAGCGTTATCTCCTTGTTCAGCAAAAAGACCAATAGTTTGATAATCATGATTAGTTAAAGTGTGTGTAATAACACCAGTATTAGTAACAACGTCAGCAACAATTCTAAATCTTAATTCACCTCTTTTTTCATAACTACCAAGAATATTACCCCATTGATCATTACCAAAAGTTATTGATACATTATTCGCGCCAACTCCTGGAAAAAGATTGTTAGGTGTAGAGTCGTAAGTATTCATTGAACTTGTGTCGGTGAATAGATTACTATCCACCATTTCTATGCGAGCCAGTTGTCTTCTATCTGTTTTTACAAAATCTGGCGCCTCATTTTCTATAGCTATAATTCTATATCTATTGGGTTCTAATACAGGTTCTGGTTGCCCATGTTTACTTTTTAATACTAAATAAGTTTCTTCATCAACCTTATTTCTATCAGAAGAAGCGAAAGATAACCACAAGTTTTTTTGTTCTTCTGCGTAATACCATTTATCCATAACGAGATTATAGTATTCTGAACTAGTTTCTTTAACGTAATACTTAACATAGTCCATCCAATCTAGTGGCTGGGAGTTAGTACCTGATTCAGAAGTCCAATTCTGCTTTATAGTAAAAGAATTTTGAGATGCACAAAGTGATTTGTCAACCACAACATCACCTGTTAAAGCAGAAAAAGTGGTGGAATCGTATTTAAATAAATAAGAAGAAGATAATACAGGTGTTTCTCTACCATATTTATCTCCAAAAACAACTCCCCATTTATAATTTCTACCTGATTTCACAGATCTTTGAGGTATAGTGGGTGATGGAGAAGAGTTGCTATTTAAACTCTGTATTAAAGAGACTGGATAGTTTAAATCATAATTCTCAACATAATTACCATAAACAAGTCTATTTGCTACTATTTCTTGAGCTAAAGCTCTTCTAGGAACATTATCATAAGATCTTAATATCTGATTTGATTCCACTATAATATGAATCATATCAGATGTTATCGTTAGTTCTCCGTTTTTCTCAAAAGTAGTTGGTGAGTTGGTTGCCGTAAACTGATCCCACTCAGGATCTATACCTCTTTGTATTTTTTTAACAACATAAATAACCGGTGAATCAGATCTTTTAAGAAGTATTTCAACACCAGAGACATCAAGTGGTCTGTTCATGTAGAATGGTATAAAATTCTTTACCGTTATTTCCACTATGTTATTAACCATACCTAAATTATAACCATGTTTTGTTTCGTATTTATAAACACGTGGTTCAAACACGGTATCTGAAAATGGTGAAAAACTAGAATACTCTCCATCATCATATATATATCTATAACCAAATCTTACAAACTCTAGTTCAAACAACGATTTATCTTTTTCAGAAACTACAACCTCAACATCCCATGATCCATCATTTACAGTTATAGCGCCCTGCTTATCTAAAACTAAAACCTTTATTCTACTTGTTGTTGTTAACACCTCGTTGTCATCTGAGTCTAAATAAGATATAAATCTAGTTCTTACGAAAACACTTGGATTACCAGGTGCCGTAAAGTTTAGCACCTCATTTGCTTTGTAAAAAGTATAAACATATTGAGAACTCTGCAATATACATGTTTCACCAACTCCAACACTAACTGTATCACCACCTATTTCTACAACAAAAGTATTATTATTTCCTGAATTAGAATTAACAGATACTATAGGAGAGGATTCATATGTTTCTTTAATTTCAATAGTTGGAGGTGTTGTTGGGGCTCTTCTAATTACTGTTACGTGCTCTTCTTTTAATTGATCATCTACAGAATTAAACTCTACATTTGAAAGGCTTATATATTCATTACCAGAGTAAGTGTCTGGATTTCTCACGCTTAACTTGGTGTGACTAATGTAATCACTTGTACCGTGTTTGCACTTGTCAATATTTATTCTTTTGGGTTCTGAGACACCATCTGTCCAATATATATAGTTATCTATTACATTTATGCCACTCATTAAATGATAACCATCAGAGTATGAAGAAAAGTTTAAAACTCTATCTGCGCTAAATTTAAACGCAGTGGCACTTGATAAGTGTGTATCTTGAGTAGTTGAAAACGTAACTACATTTGTTGTTGTGTTAACAGATTCTATTCTCAATATAGCATTAACAGGATTTGTTGAACCTAGTATTTGAACCTTCATGCCAGCTCTATAAGGACTAGCATCTATGAAGGTGAGTGTATTCCAAGCTTCAGATCCATCTGGCAGGTTAGCGTCTAATATAGCTTGATCTTGTGTTTGTTGTATTCCAAACACATCTACAACAACTGGATCGCATGTATTGGTGTTCAGATTGTATTCTACTATAGAATCTATAAATCTAGCGTTATTTATATTACTTGCATAAATAGGTCCATTTGTAAAAAAGAAATAAGCTTTATTATTTTTTTCGTCAGCAACACTAGCTACACATCTAGTTGGTAGATTAGCACTTGGTCCAAAACCGGTTGTACTACCACTTTCAGTTAGTTCTTTTATTAGCTTTGTGCCTTTTAGATTTTGAATAGCACCCATGTCTCCATAGGAATCTGATTCTCCGTAACCCACTATAGAGTCGGTTGTTTTGACTTGAATATTTATAGCATCTCTATACTCCCCATTAGGAACAAGTCTGTGGTCAAAATCTTTATTCATTTTACCACCGGTAAAAGTATTTTTAAGTTCTGCCATGTTTTACTTTATTTGTTTACCCATACCTTTTAGTATTTGAGTAAATTCTTCTAGTTTAATATTAGATAATCTAATTTTTGCTTTTCTTGTTTCAGCGAATTTCTCCTTTTTATATCTTAACACAATATATTCCGGTATGTTAGATCTAGTGGATAGTATAGCATAAACAATATGTTTATAACAGGCTTCTTCACAGAACTTATGTATTACCATTTCTGAGTCTGTACCTAAACCATCACTAACATAATGAAGTGTTATTGTTTCTCCTGCTAAATCAGAACCGAACTTTATAACACCTCTTAAGTTATCTATAAAGTAAGAACCGTTAATTTGAGCATGCTCTGGCTCTAGCCCGTATCTTCTTCCTTTAGCAGAAATTTCTATATCATCATTGTAATCAATATCGTAAACTCTATAATTAGATGGGGTTTGAGTTTTAAAATTAGTAGAAGTATTACTAGGTGACTGTTCTGATAACGTATCTTCTACTGCATCAAAATCTGTATCTGAAAAAATATAATCCCCATCGCTGTTTTGCTCTATAGCAAAAGGATCTGATGTCTTTCTTGCTGGATATAAATTTCTTTCTATACCATCACTACCAACTCTAGATAGTTTTATATAGTTTACGTAATCTTGAGGAAGAACCATAGATAGATTATTAGGAACTTCTATTTCTTGAGATTTAAAAGAACGTAATATATCGTATGATAATTCTTGCATAGCACGCATCGCGTGAAATCTAACATCAGTTATTGAAGCTTTAGATATTATCTTTGCTTCACCAACGTAAGCTATCATGAAGTTATTGATTATGTTTTCTAGCGTAGTAAATTGATAATTTGTTGAACTACCGTGAGACGCTGGGTTTGTAGCGCTATAGTAAGTTGCTTGATTTGTTCCATCTAATAATCCCATGATTAACTATTTTTTTGATTAGTTGTTGAATGAATATCCAGTAAAGCAGATTGTTGGATATCCTCATTTTTAGTTAAAACTCCAGCAAGTTGTAATATTCTATTTACTAAATTTTCTTCTTCAGATTTGTGAAGTTCAAAATCAACAGCTAAATTTCTATTATACAAAGCTTTTTGTTTTACCAAAACATAACTCCAATTAGGTTTATTTGGTCTCATCAAGTAGTTGCAGTAAACATCAGTGAGTATGGTAACAGGGTATATTTGTATTCTTCTTTCTCTACCAATATTATCATCTTGGCCTATTGAAAATCTAGTATAAATAGGTCTAGTTTCTGTTGGTGCTAATGTACTTGAAGATAGTATAAAACCTATTTCATTTTGATCTACAATATCTATTTTATAAGATTTAGTTGGATCATTGTTAGGTCTATAAAATAAACCACCTATTTTGTAGTTTTCTGGAAGTGTGGCAATACCCCCACCATTTGACATATCTAAAAGTTCATTGTATTTTTCAAAATGATCTATTTTATCTTGCACACTAGTAGCATTATCAGAGTATATAGTATCATTAGATGCTATTCTTCTAAATCTATCTTCTTCACTAAAATAGTTTTCAAATATTTCCATTTGAGCCTTATCTGCCAATAAATTAAATTCTTGAGGCGTTATATAACCTCTCTGTTCTTTATTGGCTATAGCTAAAACTTTTTGATATACTGTATCTACGCTTATCATTTTTAATATTTTTTATAAGGAAAATTTTTATTAAGCCAATCTTTTCTGCGATCACAACCGCAATCTTTATAACCAACGGCTGCAAAAGCTAATTGAGTTAAAGTTTTAATTCCAGTAGCTTTTGTAAACTTGTCAACTGTATCTCCTAATCCTTTTGGTTCCATAACTTATTATATATATATATTTTACTATATTATAATCACATGATAAAGTGGAAGGTTAGCCCCTAAATAAAAATAGCCACCCATAATGAGTGGCTATTAATACTAGTTAAAAGATATTATTTTAATCTTTTTTCTATATTTGAATATATTTCCATACCTTCGTCGGTTTTAAACCAAGCAGCTAATGCTGAATATGGATGTTCATCAAATGGAACTGTCATTAGCTTTCTATCATTAGAACCCCAACTAAATGTTCGTTGATCAGATGATAACTTAATTATTCTCATTTCAGTAGCTCTAATACCAAAGTTTCTAAGCATTACATTTTCATCATCAACTAAATCTAAGAACAGTTTAGGATTCTTCTTAGCAAATAATAGTAAATCTCTTTTAAGCTCCTTAGAACTCATGGTTGTTACTTTAGATCCAACTTCTACTCTCATTACCGCTTCAACCATGTCTATATCTAGATTTTGAGCAGCATTTAATGCAGCTATTTCTCTTTCAAGAATATCAACTTCATTTTCGGCAATAACCTCAGCTTTATACTCGTAAAACAATCTGTTTCTTTCTGGGTGATATAAAGATAAAAGTTTTTGTAATACTACCTTCTCTCTTGGAACATGCAAGTAACCATTTCGAAAAATAATATGTTCTAATCTTTGATCACCTTTCATTTCATCAACAAATGGTGTTCTTTGATTTTCGCAATATTTTAGTTCTCGCTCGTATCCCTTTTCTTCATCGAAATAAAATATCCCAGATGATCTTATAGAATAAGTTAAGGGTTTTCTAGTTCTTTTTAAATAATATATTCTATCTTTAATTTCCCATTTGGGTTTTTTAATCTCGGTTTTTGTCTCCCTTTTAGAAATCTTAACTATCGGTTCTTCTATAACCGTTTTTTCAATTACAGGTTCTTCAACCTTAATTGTTTCTTTTTTCTTTGCCATAATATAATATAATAAAAATTAATAATAAAAAAGGAGTGGAAATTAATCCACTCCCTTTTAAATAAATAGTTTTACTTCATTAACATAAAGTTGTTTGCACCTTGTGTGATTAAACATCTTTCTGATAAGTAGTGAACTTGCATTGCATCCAAGTCAGATGTAACTGCACCAACTGAACCAGTAGTCCAAGTTTTTAGTCTTCTGTCGTCAGTTTGTGAAGCTCTATATCTAACGTGTAAGAATGGTCGCTTAAGGTTTTTACCTAGCATTTGATCATACACAGATGAAACACCAGCAGGTACAAAGACACCTCTAATAGCATCACTAGTACCTCTTTCATTAATACTTCCTCTTGTAGCTTTATCATTTAAGTATTTCCAGTCAGATTTGTAGAAGTCATAAGAACCTCTTCTAAATCCTGAGAAACCTAAATTAAGTGCCATATCTTCTGAGTTATCGAATACTCCGTAAGAAGTACCTCCAGCTCCGTAAGAATTCATTGAAGCAAGCATGTCATCTACAGCTAGAGACGAAGCTCTATTTACAAACATCATGTTTTCCTCAATAGCACCTTGATTATCAAACTCAGCAAGAATAGCATCAAACTCAGCTAAATCAGTAGCAGCGTTAACACCAGTAATACCTGTAGTTACATTACCTCTATCTTCAATAGCAGCAAATAAACCTTCAGTACCTGAGTTAGTTCCTAAAGCAGCATAATCAGTATCGTTAGTACCATCAGCATCAACGATACGAGATGCAGCAGCTGTTTTCTCAGCTTCCATCATTGTCATCTCTAAGTAATCAGTAAATCTAGATCTTGTATCACCTTCAGCTTTTAAGTACCATAAATAACCATTTTGCCCATCTTCACCAGATATCTCTACCCAACCAATTTGAGAAGCATCAGATCCAGAGATCTCATAAGCGTCCTTCATAATAATTGGTTTGTTAGTAAATGAAACGTGAGTTGGTTTAACAGTTCTAGCAGAGCCAGTACCTGATCCATAAGAACCTTGACCTGTTACACCTTTCTTAAACTCAGAACCTATAACTAGTAATGTTGCATCTAAGTCAGCGTCAGCGATATCTGAATCATCATCAAAATCTTGAACATTATATGGTTGTACAGTTATTACTTCAGCCGCAACTTTAGTTACATGAGCTCTTATTACTCTACCAGCTACAGCTACAAGACATATGTCATTTAATCTAACACCGTGATCTGCTAATGTAAATACATTTGTAGTACCTGCATTATTACCATCAATATCAGAGGTAACAGTAAATGTTGACACATCCGTATTTAAGGTACCTTTAACTGAGATGTGTAATCTACCTTGTTCAGTCCATATAACTTGATCAGCAGTCATAGACTCTTCTGCTCCGACTTGTGCTAAGAAACCAGAGACTGTTCTATTACCGAACACTTCAGCTTCTTTTTCCATTAAGTCAGGCAGGTATTGTTTTGCCCAGCCATTGCCACTGGCTGTAAAATCGATGTAATTTGAATCTAGTGTTTGCTTTTGTGGAGCAGGTACACTATTCAAATTGCCACCAGGATTTGAAATTGCCATAATTTATTTTTTTTAAATATTTTTAATTCTTTTTTCTAATTTTAAAGGATCTGTTTTTTATATCAGAAGAAGAATCACCTAACACTCTATATTTTACACCCCCAACATTTGTTTCGCTGTGAGATTTTCGAGGTTCAGTGTTTATGTTTTTATCTTTAGCAACTCTTGTTCTTGTCGCATCAGCTTTACCTTGTTCATAAAAATGATTAGCAATAGCATCAGCGTTCATAGCTGTAAATAAAGATTTGTGATAACCCTTAGCATCTTCAATAGTTGATTTATCTTCACCAACAAACTTGTTAATGAAATTATTAATATCACTTTGATTAGTCTTTACTTTATCAACATCTTTAATATTAAACCGATATTTTTTATCTCCAACATTGTATTCAAAACCTTTGAACTCTTTGTTAAAAACACTATCGGTTTTTTGTAAAAATTTATTTTTACTAGCTTCAGATAACTTCTTCTGCTCTTTAGAATCCTTATTGTATCTATTAAAGAAATCAATAGCTTGTTGTTGTTCTTGGGTCAACTTCGACCCAGCTTTGATGTCTTCATAGTATTTAGACTTTTGCCCGTCTAAGTAGGCTTTAGCCTCGGCAACTTGCTCTTTGAGGGCTATTTTTTTACTACGTATTGTTTTATCATCATCAACATCTTCATCAATACCAAATTTATCTTCTAATAAAAAATTACGCTCTTCTGCTGTTAGATGAGATTTTTTAACCCTATAATACTCGTCCAGTATATCAGAGTCATCCATCTTAGAAATATCTCTATTTAAATTTACGTAATCTTGTATATCACCACCAGTTTCTTCCATAAAGTCTATTAACTTCTGTATATTTTCTGGTAATGGTTTTCCAGTTGCTTCTGCTTCAACTACAGCTTCTTCTACTTGTTCTTCTACCTCTTTAACCTCTTCTGTAACCTCTTGAAGTATCGGTTGTTCTTCCACAACTTCTTCAACAACTTCTTTTTCCTCGACTACGTCCACCTTTTCTTCTTCAGCGGGTTCTTCTTCAACCTCTTCGCCTTCTTGAACTGGTGGTTTACTTAAATCTATTTTAATAACACTATCGTCTCCAGCACTATCAAACTTAGATTCATCTATTTCTTGAGTAACCTCTTCTATAGGTTGCTCAGTGTTTTTTTCAGTTACTTCTTCGGTAACTTCTTTTAATTCTTCTGTCATAATAAAATTTTATAAAATATTAAAATTAAGAGATCACATGTTTAAACCTGCATCCCCTGTAACTATATCATTACCTGATGACTCAAATTTATTAAGTGAATCACCCCTATTTCTTTGATCTATCATATCTTTTTGATGAGCAGCTTGTCTATCTACTCTTTCATCTTTTCTATCTTCTCTTTTAGCTTCATTACGTTCTGTAATCTCTCTTTCCATTCCCTTTAATTGAGAATTTAATTGAAATTCATATGCCATTAGTTCTTTTTTAACAGCAGCTTCTTCTCTTAAATATTGAATTTTTAATTGTCCTTTTGTTTGTTCTAACTGAGCTTCAGCTTGGGTTTTTGCTTCATTCTTTTGAACCTCAGCTTGAGCCGCTGCTTGTTGTTGTTGGGCGTTAGCTTCAGCTTGAGCTTGGATATTTTGCTGTTGAATTTGTTGATCTCTAGCTATTTTATTTTTTCTTTTAAGTTTCAACAGTTGATTTGCTAACTTTATATTTCTAACATTACGAAGATCAATAGCGTCGTCTAAGTCAATTGATTGCTGAGCTAAAGCTTGTTGTATATTATTTTCTAATATAGCTTTTTCTTCTTCATCTGGAAGTAGTTCTATAAATATACCAAAATCGTAAAGATGTAACTCTTTTAATTCGTCTAACGTTGCTACATTGTGAACACCTATAGCGTGTATAAAAGCTTCTTTTGTTGGTGAGTACTCTATTATATCGGATATTCTTAAAGATAAGCACTCAGCTGTTTCAGCTGTCAAATACAACATTGACTGCAATATGTGTCTAGTTGCTGTATTTGAGTTAGCTGCTGCTAATTTTTGTATACCAACAAGAGCATTTTTATCTGGAGTACTAGCATCTCTAGCTTCGTTTAATCCGGTTACATCTCTAATCATTTGTAAATAATAATTATAAGTTGTAATCAAGCTTTGAAGTTTACCACTATTAACTCCATTGTTTATTTGTTGGATTGGTACTTTACCTGGATTCATATCTCCATCAGAAGTAAAACTTCTACCAATAACACTACCAGTTTGGAAGAACATGTTTAAAGCTTCTTGTGGGTTATAATTTGTTCCGTTACCGAGATCAACTTCAGCTAAACCATCAGCATCTAGGTAAACACCATCTGGTACCATACGTGCCATTACTTGTTGCAACTTTAAATGAGTTAATTGAATAGTATCAGCAAAACCCGTTATTCTTTTTACTAAAGATTCTATTCTACCTTTATACATTCTTGGTGCTACTATTTGGTAACTCATTTTAACTCTAGCGAAATCAGAATCTGAACGCATCATATTCTCTGCCATTTCCCACTTTAATAATTTATCGCAACCAACTATATAAACTCCTTCATAAATAGTTTCAACGACTCTCTCAAGTTTATGGAATTCTCCATCCATACTTTCAACAGGTGGATTAAATGTGTCATCTTTCTGAATAACTTTATCTGCACCAGTAGCAGTTTTCTTCAACTTATAAACGTCGTTCATATGAGTTTTATAATTAAAATATAAAACTTCTATTTTGTTTTTATCAGCATTAGTTCTATAGCTAGCTCTACTAGTTGCTGTTTGGCCAGAACTATCTGTTATTTCTTTTATTTCTTCTTCTGATAAATCTGGAAATTCTTTAACCAACTCATTAATCGGAATCTCTTTCACTTCACCAACATAATATATATCGTCAAAGTATGGTGATTCAGTATAAGAGTAAACTAAATTAGCTGGATCAACATATTTAACTTTAGCGCCATCAGCCCAATCAAAAGTTGTTTTAGTTGCACCAATACCTATAGTTGTTAAATCGTATAAACATCTTCTTCTAATTAGATCATAATCACTATCTTCCATTAACACGTTGATAGCTTGTTCTTCTGCTAACTCAACCGCTTGTTTATAGTTAAGTTGCATATGCAGAGCTAGTTCCTCTTCCGTGTCGGGTAAAGTTTCTGGTTCATTTTCATATAAATCTATATTAAATCTTTGCTTAGCTATTTCGTTAAAATTTTTAGAACGCATATCCCTTAACATAGACTCCATGTATTCTGTTCTTTTGCTAACACCATATTGATCTTGAGAAAAACAATTAATTTCAAAGTTTCGTTGAGACATACCGTTTACAACTATATCAACAAACTTGGGAATTATAGGAACAGGTTTCCAATCTAAATTAAGATAAGATAAATCACCGTTTATAGATAATTCATTTTTATATTTTTGAATAGATTGTTCACCCCTAGCGTATAGTCTTAATTGGTGAAAATCGTTTAGATTATTATCAAACCTAGATGTAGTACCATCAAACCACTCTTTTTTTATAGCTTTAGCAATATCTTCTCCATATTTGTAGGACATTTTTTCTAAGTCGCTAACAGCTTGTGACGGAAAGTTTACAGTGTAATCTCTCATACTATTGTTTTATTATTGTTGATTGAAATCCTTTATTATTATACTTTGATATATTAAGGTTTAGTGGTGTTTTTTTCTTTTCTGGATTTGGACGATACAAGTGTCTATTACAAGCCATTATTGCTAAACCAGTACTTATAGAGGCATCATGCTTTGTTCTTTTGTTTATATCAAATCTAGACCAATCATTCAACGTGTCATTAAAATACATGGTACCGTAAGTACCATCTTCTAACAAACCGACATGGTCATTAATATATGTTTCAATTGCAGCAGCATGAGCTTGTTTTATGTCTTCACTGGAGTTTGGTATTCCACCTACTTCTTTTTCTGCAACTGATAATTTATTCCATATTTTATCAGGTCTGTTCATACTAAAACCTCTGTAACCTCTTCTACGTAAGTAGTATAACAATCTTGGTTTGTTATTCTCTGCCAATATCGGCATACCATAAAATACTAGTGCCATCAAAACGTCTTCAAAAAACATATCAGCTGTTTGTGGTCTAGCTATATATTCTAAAAAGAAAGTATTAGCCGGAGCATCTTCCATGGAAAACTTAGTTAATCCATGCAAAGCCCCTTTAGATCCCTTAGAATCTACTGTTCCTGATATATCATATGAGTCACAACCAAATGCTCCCATGTGCTCGTTACCTGGATATCGTACGCCATTTTTAATTATAACGTTATTTTGTAGTTTTTGTCCTGGTACCCAACTAACTTTAAATCTACCATTAGGGTCTGGGTTGAAACTAACGCGTGTATCTTTAACTCCATTAGCCCATTGAAAATTTCCATTTGTTATTACAGATGAATTTCTGTTTCCTTCATTATAGTCTATTTGTTCATATATCTTTATTAGATTAAACAAACTATTCTTCGTCTCATCTCTAAATGCATGTTCTTCGGTTCTGGGAAATTGACGATAAAATTCATTTAAAGCGTCTTGATCATCTTTTAAACCGTCAGCTTCATTTTCCCAATGATCTACAACTCCTTGATCTATTTCTAATCCGTGTGGATCAAATGTTCGTTGTTCAGGATCACTGAATACAGGTCGTCCGAATTCATCAATGAATCCCTCGTAATTCCATTCCATAGGAATAAACAAAGAATATAATCCCGACTTAGTTTGTCCATTTCTATTGCGCTTGGTAACATCTGAATCATA